AAAGCCATCGTTTCATCAAGTATAAGTTCAATAAGTTTCATTATCCGAATGTTGCTGTTTTTACTCGTTGACGCTCCAGTTGTTGTGAGGTTGTAACGTCACCACCTACCACATAGGCACGGATGGGTTGGCTGAATTGACCGCCTATGCTCTGCGCTAGTTGGTTGGTTCCACTTTGACCTACTATGTTAAACTGCGGTTGCTGAATCGTAGGTGCGCTTGGTAGGCTACCGCCACCACCGCCCGAACTCAATCCACCATTTCCATCGGGTACTGGCGTTTGCAGAATCTTACGAACACTTGCAAGGCCCGAAGCAATGGCTACACCTGCTGCAATTTGTGGAAAGGGTGGAGGAGCAGGGGTATTGGCGAGAGCGTTTGTTGCTGCTTGGTAGGTGTTAATTACCGCACTTGCTACGGCTGATGCCTTGCCCAATACTGACTGCTCACCAGCAATCTGACCGATGGCATCAAACGCACCTTTAACTACATCAAGCTCTGCGTTGAGGGTGTCTCTTCGGAGCTTTGACTCTTGGTCTGCGTAGTTCTTTTTAATGGCAAATTTGTCAGCCTCATACCTTGCAGTCAAAGCTGCCTTTAGCTCTTCGTTCTTCTCAGCAGCGAGTAGGTCTTGCTCGTACTTAACTTTGATTGTTGCAAGCTCACGCTCTTGCTCGTTTTCAATCAGGCTGGTGCGGATGTCTGCCGCCTGCTGAAGCTGGGCATTGAGCTTGTCCTGCGATGCCTTGCTAATGTTCTCTAACGTGGTAGCGTGGGCTTGTTCTGCCTGCACGCTCAAAGCGTCATACTTGGCATTGATTGCAGCAATCAGTTCTTGGTTGCCTTCTGCTGCTTTTATCTGCTCCTCACGCTCACGGGTGAGCTTTGCCTGTAAGTTGGCGAAGCGTAGGTTCTCACGCTCAGTCTCATCCTTTAGTGCCGACTCTTGGTTGGCAGCAATCAGGTCAAGCGTTTCTTTGTTGAGGGCAGCAATCGCATCTTGGGTTTCTTTCTCCTTTGCTATCAGAGCCTCTGCGTCTTTTGCCGCTTTGTCGGACGCTGCTTTTGCGGCATCTGCCTGCTCCTTTTTGTCCTGCAACAAGAAGCCATCTCTTGCGCTCTTTAGCTTGGCAAGTTGGTCTTGCGTTTCTTTGATGCTTTCATCTGCTGCTTCGGCTACCTCATCAGGGTTAAATACGAGATTCGCAAGGCCACCACTAAACTGCTTCTCAAGCCCAAAGTCCTTGCCTAAAGCCTTGCCCACCGAATCAACGGTAGCAAGCAGGGTGGTGAGGGGTATTGTTATAGCCCTGATGATTCCCTGAAGAATATCTTTATTCCGCTTTGCCGCATCTACCTGCGACTTCTTGATGGTCTCCTGCGCTTGCAGTTGAGCCTCAAGAGCCGTTATGGTTTCGTTGGTCTGCTGAACCTTTAAGTCTCGAATCTCCTTCTCTGACTTACCCGCCAAGCGAAGTGAGTTCTCCTGAAGGGAGATTGCATCTAAAGCTGCCTGCTGCGCTTGGGCGGTCTTCTCGGTTTCTGCAAGTAGTTTCGTTTGCTCGGTTGATGCTCCGCTAATAAATCCAACGATGTCATCCCAGTAAGCAACAAGCAAGCCTACGGCAACGACAAGCGCACCAATACCCGTAGAGATGATGGCCTTCTGAAGCGAGGATGCGCCTTTAGTACCTGCCTTGAATGCGGTAACCAATCCAGTACCAAGCTCTTTACTGTATTTGGTAATACTTTGAATCTTGCTCGCAAGACCACCCGTGAATTTGTCAATAAGCTGGGTGGCCTTCTCGGTTACAGTGCCCGTCTTCTCAATGGACTTGGAAGCGTCATCCGCACTTTTTGTAACCTCATCAATAGACTTTGAGGCTTTTGCAGCCGTAGAGTCTAAGTTCGATGAGATTCTGATATTAATGTTTACTTCTTCTGCCATTCCCTTTTGATGAGTTTAACGCCTTCGCTCCAATTTCTTGGAAGGGCGTATTTGCCTTTTGCTATATCAACGGCTTCACTTACCCCATACCAATCATCCGACTGAAGTACCTCTACCAAATAACCTAAATACGTCTGCTTCATACTACGTTGAGGAGTTCAAATGTTGCTTTGCCTGTGGTCATATTGAGCTGGGCGGTGTTCACAATGAACTTTTGATTGTTCCAAATCACTTGGTTCTTTAAGTCCATCTTGATGATCTCACCCATAGGAAGCACCGCTTCTACTCTGTACAACCTTCTGCTCTTGGCGTAGAGGTCGGTGATGTACTGCGTCCAGTAGTTGTAGTATAGGCTCTTGCTTACACTCTGCAAAAAGAACGGGTCGATGTCTGCACCAAAACAAATAGAGTTCGCTTGCGCTACGCTTGTGAAGCTATTTGAGGTATTGGCATACCAGCAGTCGTTTATCTCCCTTTCAGTAGTTCCGTCCGAGTCAATGAACGAAACCGAGTTGTCTGATATATCAAGACCGAACTTGGCGTAGAATAAAATGGGCGCACCCAAGTACGGCTTGAATGTTACGCCATCATCATCAAGCTCATTGGTGATGCTTTTGTAGACCATTATGTTGGTGAGACCGCCACCATCTTGGTCAGTCAACCTCTCAAACAATGGGCATTCAAATGGTAAGCCTATCTGCAAGGTGTCAGCGTCAAAGTTGAAGAACGCACGCAAGTCACCGAAACCTGTGTTGTTGGTGTTGCGGTACTGCGCTCCAAGTATCTGCTGCGTTTCTTGGTAATTGTACTCAATCTCTCGGTAGATTGGCGGGCGGTTTACCGTGTACTGGGTGATGTCCAAATACGTTTGGTAGTCCTGTGGTGTGCCATCATCGTACCAATCCTGAAGAGGTTGCAGGAGAAACGAGCTTGAGTTGTTAGGTACGATTACGAGGTTGTGCATCTTGATTAGCCCAGCAAGGAAATCCTTTACCTTGATTTCGGGCATCAGTTGCGTGATGTCTACCTCGAAGCCAATGCTCTGCGATGAGGTTTGGTCTACCTCGAATTCTTGGTCAGATGGTATACCCGTCTCTCGGTCTAACAAGTAGCAGTCGTAGTTTGTTGCTTGGAATGTGATGCTTGACACGGCCTGCGGACGGATGAATAGCTGCACATCTGTATTCAATGGAACATACAAGTCCCAAGTGGTAGTGACCGAGCTTGATGGATGTGCATTCACTTTAGCAGTCGCATCCAACTGACCATTCACAAATACACCAAGTTCATAGTTCTCATTGACGTTTGTCATCGTTACAGAGAACTGGTAGTCGTTGTCTACAAGGTTTGTCCACGTTTCTGTGGTCAAGTCGAAGTCACTACCGCTTCCCGTGTTTCGGTCGAAGTCAATCAGCGTCCAAGCTATGTCTTCGCCATTGTCAAACATATAGCCCTCTGCTCGGTGTAGCCACAAAGCAAGGTCGGTGAATGGAGCCGATGAGATGAACGAACCCGTGAAGGTGATGCCGTACTTCGCTTCCATAGCATCAAGTATCGTAGTGACCTTGATTGCTGGCTTCAGCTCGTAGTAGTTGATGCCGTGAGCATTCCCGTGACCACCTGTATGGTAGTGAATGTTTAGCGGGTCGTGGTCGCTTGTTGCTGAATTGTAGTACCAGTTACGCACAGGTGACATAAGCGGGTAAAAGATGGGTGCGTAGGTGTCGGTGGTTACCCTATCGAATACCGCATCATCCGTGTATGCGTGGTTGTATGCGCTGAAGTCAAGGTCGTAGAGGTAGTCCTCTGCAAATAAGTCAGACAAGCCAACAACGTCACCATAGAACGTAAGCGAGTAAGCATAAGGCTCCGTGCCTTTTAACTGAACCGAGTCAAGCTCTATCACCCCCGTGCGGAATGGGAGCGAGTTTATTTCGATTCTTGCTGACTGCCTAAACCGAGCATCAAACGTATTGACCACCTTATCAGTAGTACCCCCCGCATTCCAAATCGTGTTGTACGACTCCCAATTCGTAAAGATGTTCTGCCACTCATCCTGCCCCGATGTGCGGGTAGTGATGCTTGAGGACGTTATAAATGGGTTGTAGTAGTGCTGGAGTATCTCGTTGTTGTTCGGGCTTGCAGGTACCGTGAAGCCCTGCGTAAAGTCCGTGAACACCTTAGAGATATCCTGTACGTTCTGTACGGATAGGTTGATGCTGATCTGCTCATCATCGAAGATGTCAAGGCGGAAGCCATTGACGTAAATGTCGACCTTGTTCATCGTACTAAACTGCGCTCATCAAATCCGTAGTCGAAGGTAAGGGTGTAGTTTATCAGCTTTTGGTTTATGTGCTTTTGGTATTCTACACTACCACGCTGCGGCACTACACTTACCCAAGTGCCGTTATCCAATACCGCCACGTACTCGCTTGTGAGGATGTCTTTGATTACCTCATCGTAGTCCTCATCTACGAAGCCCGTGTTGAGCGTTAGATTGTTGCGAGAGTTGACGTTGTAGGATTGGTACTTACCCACCTCTAAAGATGGCGTAGTGAAGCCATCGTTGTAGATGCTCTTTTGGTACGAGTCCTGCGTGAAGTTGCCCTGCTCTTGGCTGCGCTTGAAGAACGTGATGAAGTCCGCTACCCCATAGCGGTTGATAAATGCTATTTGGTAGGGCGTGTACTTCGGCTCGCAGATGAGGTTGTACCTCACGGTGGTGATTAGCGTGCCATCGGTTTCGTGGAAGTATACATCGTAGTATGTTGCGTTTGGGTGACCTGATGGTCGTGCAGAGCTTGAGGCCATCCAAGCATTTAGGTTGGCGGGGCCGACTCCAATGTACGCAACCAAGTCACGGGTGTTGGTTGTGGTAGGGTCGGGAGGCAATCCGTTAGGTGGCCCAATTGTGTTAAACGAATAGAATGCGTCCTCATCGCTATATTTGATTGCAATGTAGCCAAAGTCGTTAGCGGTGCTATTGTTGATTGCAATGACTTCCGAATTAGTTGGCAGCACCTGACGCTCACGGCTTGTAGCCATAATCAAACCAGTATAGGCAGTCGGTGCAATGTTGTTTCGGTTAGCCCATCCATCGGTAGCAAGAAATGCGTAGGTATTGCCTGTTGCAAATGGTAGCGTTTCGGGTACTGCTCCGTTGTCGGAGTACAACCAATCACCATACGGAGTAACCCACAACGCCTCATTTAATGGGCTTTGGCTATATCCCGTATTATCCCAAATCGTGAAGTCGTGACCGAACTCTGAACGCACCAAGTCGCTTATCTCAAAGTTGATGACCTCGTTGATTGAGTAGGTCTTTGAGAGGGTGTAGTTTGCTGCTCCCGCAGGCAACGTACTCACCCCCGAATAAATCTTTAGGTTCACCGTCATCGCATCAAGCGAATCATTTACAAGGGTGTTGTTTTTACCCGTTACAAAAAGCGGACTTCTTGCAAGGGCTATGCTGCTTGGGGTTGATATTACAGGAACGCTCATTATTTCGGTGGCTTAGGTTGTAACGTGAATTGTAGGAAGTCCTTGAGGTCAAGTGCAAAGGCAGAAGCAATCTCTTGCGGCAACTGCTCAAACTGCAACCTAAAAGGATTGGTGAAGAAGTTAGTGGTGCGGATGCCCTTGTTGTAAACGCTGCGGGTGATTAGGAATGCCGTGTTGTCGTAGCTCATAAACCTACCCTTCTCATCCCTGAACTGGAACCTGCGCTTCTTTACCCATTCGTTGATGGCTCTCGTAAGGCCACCACGCATACCGCTACTACCAGTACCAAATCTAAAAGGGCTGCTTGGTGCTTTGGCAGATGATGACTTACCCTGCACACCCAAGTCCTGAAACTTCCAATAGGGGGCGGTGTCATCCATCTTCCAACGCAAGAAGAACGAGTTTGGGCCTACCTCAAGGTCGTAGTCAATAGACTGCGTGAGGTTGCCCGTGACGTTCTTGTTCTCACGTGCGAGGTTGGCTTTGGCTTGTAGCACCACACCATCAGCAAACTTTTGTAGGCTTGCCTTTACCCTATCTTGCTTCATTTAGCAGATGCTGATTTCTGTGTTAGCAAGCAGCACGTCAAAGGTCGCAGTCCATCCAGCAAGCAGATTTTCAAAACGCTCGGTGAAGGGCAGGCACGTAGGGGTGCCAGCCAACTGGTAAAGGTCAGAGTACAACTGCCCTCTGCGTAGCTCCTGCACCACATCATTGATGACCGCAAGCTGCGTGTTTAGGATGTCTTGTACGTTGCTCGTTCCGTAGAACGGCTCTGCTTGGTCACGTGGGTTCTCTTTGGTCTCATCAATGACATCCATACAAATAAGGCTAACGCTCATCCGTACCACCTGTCCCTCAAAGGACGCTTGGTTTATCATGATGTGCGATAGCGGGAAGATGGTCTGCTTGTTTAGGTCTACATCGTACACATCGCCAAACGTCACTACGTTGACTTGGCTATGCGCCTCAAGGGTGGTCTTGAGCTTTTGGGTGATGTCGTAGAACTGCCTCATTTCTTTAATTGTTTTTCAAGGATTCTTCTCTCAGCGTCAAGTCGGTCTTTTTCAAACGTGAGGTAGGTGAATGCGAATGCTGCTGGGAGTTTGGCAACGGCTTCAAATTTGAGAGCATCTCCGCCAGCGAGCTGGTGGTATATAGGAAGCCATCCCCATTTTTTAGCAAATTGCGAAGCGGTGCTAAATTCATCTGTTTCTCCTTCGCCAAAGATGTCAGGGAAGCCAGCGACAAATCTTTTCCTAAAGTCCAAAAAAAAACCATCGCACCTATCACCACGTTTAGCGGTGCAGCCTTCATCAAGTCAGCGTACTTAGAGGTGCCTTGATATTCTTCGATGTCGTATCGGTTGGCTAGGCGAGCAGTCACAGGGCGGTACATTACCGCCATTGCCTTGTGCATCTGCTGAAAGTCCGTGATGTACTCATCCAAGTCGTTGAACTCACCTACTGTGATTTCATCAAGCGAGGGGATAAACCCGAACTCTTGTTTGCCAATAATGAACCTCTGCTGAAACGCAGGCTTCTCGGTGAAGGCTTTAGACAATACCCCTGCGGTCTTTTGCAGGCTTGATGCCTTCATCTTTAGGATGACATCCATAGACAGACCACAAAAGATTTCAATGGCCTTACGAGATAGGAACTCCTCATCTCCCTCCAGTCGTATGAACTTTTGGTAGTCAGCGAGCTTTATCTCGCTCATTTGGTTTGGGACTATCAATCTCATCTTTAAAATAACCTTTTGAATTTAGCGTATGGCATACCGCCCGTAGTTCGGTCGGCTGAGTTTGTTGTAGGTGGCATAGCGCACCGCATCGATTCCGTGATTTAGGTAGTCGACTGGCTTATTAATTAGGTTTCCATTTTTGTCTTCTACCCATTTGTAGTTCTGCATTTCCTTGATTAGGTTGTTGCTTCGTGGGGTTACGAATATCTTATGCCGCTTCAGCACATCAATGCCCACTATAACGCTATCTGCGCCCTTCTGCGTGGGTTTCACGTTCCATCCCATACGATGCAGCTCCTCAATAGATTTGGGTTCAGCAGAGTCAGCAAATATCTCTGAACGCCTGTCAAGATTTAGGCTCTTGAGATGGTTGCTAATGTCGGGGTTGGTTAGCCCCGTGCGGTAGATCAGCTCATCAAGGTACAGGTTGTCCCCCGACTTGTAGACCGCCACGAGGGCGGTAGGGTCGTTGGTGTAGCCAAAGTCCATCCCGTAGGCCAAGAGCGTTGCATCCTGTGGGACTTCTGCGTTGCCGAACTGAAAGATAGTAGCACGGCTCATTCCACGCTCACCCAAGCCGTAGATGCGCCAATAGTCCTCGTCCGTTCCTTGCAGCCTTTCAATCTCCTCTACGATGGACTTGTCAAGAAAGGGGTTGTCCTTGTAGGTACTTTGTATGTACGTTACATCATCACGGGTCAGCAGGCGGTCGTAAATCCAATGGAACGCATCAGATGGGTTGTAGTCAATCCATATCTTTCCTGTGGTACGAACCAAGAGCTGAAAGAAGTCCTCCCAAGAAAGCTCGTTGGCCTCGTTGCAGAATAGGTAGTCACGTCTTGCTCCACGCTTCTTCTGCGGTTGGTCAAGTGAAATGAACTCAAATAGGTTGCCGTTGAGGGTGTAGGTATAGTCGCTCTTGTTATGGCGTGACTCATCGTACAAATCAAGTTTGTTGAGTATCTCAAAGAAGTCACGGTAGGCCGTCATCTTGAGTGATGGCAGCGACTTACGCACAATAGAAAAGACCTTACCCTTTTCTTGCATTGCGATGACAATAAGCATCTGCAAGATGGAGTAGGTCTTACCTGAGCGTGAGCCTCCTTGATTGACTACTATCCGTGTGGGTGCGGTGTAGTTCTTTTCAAAGAGTTCACTCGTCTTTACTTCCAGTACGGACAATCTCTACTTTGATTTGGGTGAGTTCATCTGCTGCTTCGTGGGAGTTCTCTACCCGTGCAAGCTTGGGTGTCGTGTACTCCGCCATCTTGTTCAGCAGGTCAAGTGCGCCCTTCGGGTCATCGCCAGCAACTTGAGTAAGCCATAGGGTCATATTCTCAAGGTTGTCTTCGATGAGCTTCTGAAACGCCTCACGGATTTTGTTTGTGCTTTTGTTAGGGATGCCTGCTGGTCTTCCTGCGGGGTTGAGGCTTGGGCCTCCCTTGACAAGGTTTGGGTTTCCTTTTGGCATAGTTCTGTTTGGATGTTTTCTAAATAACCCTTTTGGCTAAGTGGTGGTTGTGTGTTGCTTGAAGTGCAACAAGGGTCGTGTTGTTTGGTCGTTTGCCAAGAAGTTTGTAAACTAAAGTGTTTGGCTTCATAGCGATTGAGTCGGAAGCCTCCTTAATAGAATCATATATCTTTCCATTGGAGGTGTCAAGCACTTTTACTCCTTCTCGGTTAAATCGGTTGTTGCTCTTTGCGTGAGCCATATTTTCAGCGTGAGTACACCACTCAAGATTTGATGCCTTGTTGTTTAATGGGTTCGAGTCAATATGATTCACGTGCGGTCTGTTGCTTGAATTTTCTACAAAGGCATCAGCGACCAAGCGATGAAGATAGAAGTCCTTTCTTTTGCCATCCTTATATAGCCTTACTTTTTTGTGACCATAGTCATTATTCACCCACCCATCGGTAATTAGACCAAGTTTGTTTTTTATTTTGCCATCATTAGAAACCTGATAGATTCCCTCGTAGCCCTTAATGTCTTTCCACATAGCTTGTCATTTTAACTATATAGGACAATTATCGTGCCACTCTTTGTATATGTGACAAATGAACCTCTTTTAAAAACTCCTTCTTTAGGTTTGTCCCGAAGTCGGCCTCAACGTGGCACTCACGGCACAGGGCCATCAGGTTTTCAATCGTGTCTGCGTGTTTGCTGCCGCCCATCCCTCTTGACTCTATGTGGTGGATGTCTACGGCTGTTGCTCCGCATACCTCACAAGGAATCCAATCGGTTGTACTGAAGCCCATCTCCTTCAGGTAGACCTTTGTGTGGTTTTTCACTTTTGGTAAATCCAACAATCATCAATGAAGGTGGCGTGAGGAAGTAGCTCGTCTACTGCTTGGATTACTCCCTTCCAATTTTCGTGGTAGTCGTCTCCTGCTATGTAGCCGCCCTTCTTTACTTTGGGAAGCCATAGCTTGATGTCCTCTTTGACGGCTTCGTATGAATGGTCAAGGTCTATAAATACCACATCCAGTGACTGGGCTTTGAACTTGCGTGCTGCTGCTTTGGATGTTGCTTTGATGGCGGTGTACTTGCGGTCACCCATATTCTCCAAGAACAATTGGTAGATGTCTTTGGTCTTTGCGAGCTTGTAGTATGAGTCCAAGTATTCTGCCGTCCCTTTGAAAGAGTCAACGATGTATATGTTTTGGCCTGTTGCTTTGTCGCACAAGTAGGATGAGGACTTGCCAAGCCAAGCACCCAACTCAACGAAGGTTCCGTCTTTGGGCATTGCGTTTAGCAGAAAATCGTATGCTGCTTGGTGGTTGAACCACCCGTCTATTTGTGAGGTCGTTTTCATTTGAGTGCGTTGTAGTAGCAAAGATACTGGTCTACGCAGATAAGCGTGCCTTGTAGTGCTGCCGCTTGTGCAAACATACCGTCTGCCTCGTATGCCATCTGAAAGCGTAGCGTTGGCAGGTGGTAGGGTTTGAACATAAAGCAGGCGGTGTCAATGTTGCCCACCTTCGGTTGGTCGGTAGGGCGTAGCCTTCCCTCTTGTCCCCACGTCACAATGGATGAGTCAAGGGAGTTGATGTTGTTCCATTCAACAATGAACTTCGGGTGTAGGATGTTGTCATCATCCAAGAAGTATACCCAGTCATCTTGTGTGAATTGGTCTTGGTATAGGTCAAGGAACTCGTTGCGTAGTGGGTGTCCCCAGTATCCCGTGTTCTTTGAGTAGTGGGTTACGCTTGCGCCTGTTGCTTCCTTGTGGTTGGTAGAGGCATCCATCATTACCACCCACGTAGCGTAGGGTGGGATGTACTGTTTTATCCTCTTGAGGTTTTGAGGACGTGAGCAGGGGGTTACAATGTAAAGCATCGGAGTTCGTTGATTTTGGTCATGGTGTAGTCTTGAACGTACTCGTATAACGATTCCGCTATGTCAGCGACTTGGTTGGGGTTGTCGTTTAGTCTCTTGATTGCTCCTGCCCATTCACTTGGGTGGTTGATTGCAATGCAGTTGTCTTTGGTGATGTACGGAGTATAGGGGTGAGTGTTGCTCACTATAAGAGCGCAACGGCTAAAGCCTGCCTCAAGCATCTTTAGGTGCGACTTGCACTTGGCGAACTCGCTTGTAGATAGTGGCACAAGGCTGACGTCAAAGAAGTCGTACAGGCGATGGTACAGGTGAGGTGGGAAGGTGTTGAGCTTGTATGGTGCTTTCATCATTTCGGGGTAGCCATCTACGTCAGCAACGTATGCCTCGTAGCCTGTAAGGTCAATGGTTGATTCTCTGATGTCTGCTTGGTGGTGGTTACCTCCGATGTAGCCGAATCTTACTTTGTCACTTGGCTCTCGGTTTATCTGCCAAGTGGGTACGCTGATGGCGTTAGGGATGATTCGGATGTTGGTATTGTACTTCTTCACCTTTGAGGCAAGATGCTTGTTGGTTACCCAAACCTCATCTGCTGCTTTCATAGAGCGCACGATGCGCTCTTTCATAGCGGCTCCATAGATTCCGTTCAGGGGATGGTTTGGGGGCAGTACCCACCAATCGTCTTGGTCTACGATTAGCTTGATGCCTTCCTTACGGCAGAGCTTTACGAAGTCAGCAAACGGCTCAACAGGAAAAGCACGGCTTGCAAAGATGTGCGTGACCTTTGCCCACATATCAGGTTCAATGTCCGTAATCTTTTCAATGAACATCACATCCGCATCTTGGTGGCAGATTAGCGGAGCGAATACTCGGTGATAGGCTACGCCTGAATTAGGCTTGTGGAATGCAACCACAAAGGGCCTACTCATAGTGCTCGCCTGTATTGCCGTTCTGCCCGATGATGTCCATGCGTTCATTCAGCTCTTGCTCGGTACGCATCCACTCACGCATAGCGTAACGCTCAAGATGCTCTGTCCAAATCTTTGCAGCAACTGCCCTGCGTTGGGGTTTGAAGGGGTAAACCTTGCGGAGGCGTGCCATTGCAATCCTCATAAATTGGTCTCTCATAGCGATAAATCGTTTTCGGTTAGTAATGAATGCAATTTTTCTCTTGTTGATTCGTATGCTTTGTGAACCTCATCAGGCATTGAGTCAGGAGCGTACTTGGTGTTAGCTCTCAAGAAATGGTCAAGCTCCCAAATGATGTAGGCATACTTGCCTCCGTTGACGGCCTTCTCAAACTCGTCTTGCTCATCGGGTAGGTCGTATTCAAGTGTTGCTTTCATCAGAGTGTTCCTACTATGGTATATGAATCCAAGTCCTCACCCAAGATGAAGAACTGCTTGTAGAGTTCAATGGCCTCCATTGTCTTGCGTTCTCCCTCCTCTACGAATTCAGGGCTGATGCCGTAGATGCCGATGTCAAGGCTTCCTTTGTCAATAGCGATAAAAAAGAACTTGTCAATCGGTACACCAAATAAACGGGTGTAGATAAACGCTTGTACGTCATAACCATATCTGCGAGCTGAATGAGGGAAGGCACGCAGGTCTTGGGTACTTTTGATGTCTGCGAGAAACCCATCAGCGTAGATGTCAGCCTTCGCCCTAAATGGCAAGCCGCCAATCATACCAATCTTTGGTACTTCAAACTCGCAGCCTGTGATGATACCAAGTACGTTCTCGTTGCGTAGCAAAGCATCTGCGATGCGTTGGGCTTCGTCATACTCCTTACGGGTGCAGATATTGCGCTTGCCTTTTGCTTCTTGCCACGCCTTTGCGTTCTTGCTTTGCACCTCAATCACATCGTACTCGGCAACACGATGAGGCTCAAGAGCCATCAGGTGAACCAAGCGACCAACGGCAAAGGCATCAGAGTCCTCGCTGCCGTATTTGGTGACGTAGTGGTAGGTCTTGGGTGAGGTCAGCAGCAGCTTGCAAGCCGATGATGACAAGGCATTCTTTGAGAGGTTGCCGTAGTAGAACGAGTCATCGTTCATTTGAGCAGTTAGGGTCTCGATGTCCCAAGTGCTTCCGTCAAGTAGTTCTATGATTTTCATTTGATTGGTTTTGTTAAAGGTAAGAAAAAATGTTTATTTGTTGAATGTTGCTTGATACCATTCTTCAAATGTCTGCTTGTCACGTTGACCCGACTCGTAAGCAAAGCGCAGGTGATTCATCTCAATATCCTTGAGCATCTCATAAGCCCAATTGCTTATTTTTTCGTCCTTGAACTGATGAAGTAGATGTGTTGCGGTTTTCATTCTTCAGATGCTACGTTTGTTGCCCAATTGATGTACGCATAGTAAATCTGCGAATCAAGTGCAGGGGGTGGGTTGTGGATGGATGATGTAGGGTAGGCGGTTCTGTTGGTGTAGCCATCCTCAATGTAGGTCTCCTCCTCGTAGGTGATGTCCATCTCGTAGGCATAGAAGTCGTTGACGTGGTCATAGCCAAGCCATTCGGCAAGCACTTGGTCAGAGTTTAGGTTGTCGGGGTCGTAGTCCTCAAGGGCATCCCAGTAAGCCTGTGGTACGAGGTCACGCTCCTCAAGCCAAAACTTCAAATCTTGATAGTCAAAATTCATAGCCCAACGATTTGAAGAGTCCATAGGTAAGCCCATACAACTACCGCAGCAGCGATGGCTTGAGCAACAAAAGAGAGTATGTGTTTCATTCTGATTGGTTTTAAATGATACCCAAATATAGGCAGGCCATTTGACTCCGCAATAGGCAAGTCCTAAAAATCAAGCATTTGCACCAAATCGATTATACTTTGCATAAAAAAGAGGGCTATTTGCCCTCTCTCCATTGTGTGTAGCAAACTGCTACTGCTTGGTCTTTGTCGGTGTACTCGCTTGCGATTGCTTCCATACATCTCTGAATGAAGTCGCTTTGCTTCTCACCACTTGTGGGTTTCGGGATTGGCATAATTTAGAACTTTAAATGAAATTAATGTTTGAAGGTCTTGCAGCTCAAGGCGGCTGATTACATCCTGTCTGCCGTCTCTTTGGTAGAATTTTCTTGTAGCCTCTTGCTTTGTCACGAAGATTGGCTCTACGATGGCCTCACACAAGTTGCGTAGCTCATTTGTGCGTACCATCACGAAACCACCCATTTCAGGCATATCAAAAGCAATGTACTCTGCCTTGCCATACATCCACCCAGCATCACCGTTTACGTTCTTAAACTCTACCCAAATGGTATTGGGATGGTTGCCACCTTTAACGTCTACGCTTGTGGTTCCCTGAAGGCGGGTCACGAAGTAGTCAATGTGGTCGTAGATGTCGGTGTTGCGGTCTGACTTCTCGCAAGAGTAGCCAATAGCCTGACAAGCCTCTACAAACCTTTGAGCCGTGATGTCCCCAACTTGGTTGGAATACTGTCTGCGCTCTTTACTGACCATAAGCGTTGTACAAGGTTGTCAGCTCCTCCAAGCGTCCACGCATACAAGAGCCGCAGTTTGTTGGCTGCACGTTGTCGTGGAACACTCGGTTGTAGATTTTATTTAGTTCGGTCTGTTGCGCTGCGCTTACCACATTGCGCCCTTTCATTGTGCCAATGAACTCGTACTCCTCTTTAGTCAAGCATTCGGGCTTGCGGTAGCGGAACAACTTGTTGAGCTTCTCCTTACGGGCATCGCATCCGCAGTCAACGCCTGTTGCTTCGCTGAACCAGTCAACGGCAGCCTTGATGCCTGTGGCGGTTGTGATTTGCTCAATGGTATCACCCAAGCCGCTTGGCTTCCTGCCACGCTTTGTAGGTTTCGTTGCAGTCGGTTTGGATTCGTTCTCTTGCATTTTTTAGGGTATTGAAAATTGAACGTGCTGAGATTTTGGTTTCATCCGCAAGGGTGCGAATGCTCATATCGGTGTTGTGGTAGAGGTGGAATATCTTTTTGTCGTACCAATGCCAGTCATCGGCAGTCTCCCATATCTCCTCGTATAGGGTTTGCAGTTCGATTTCTGCTTCTACATTGGCCTCCTCAAAGATTAGCTCATCTTCAAGAGTAGATACGTCTACGAACTCGAATCTTGCTTTTGCCTTCATCAGGCTCGTGTACATATTGCGGAGGGTAACGTAGACAAAAAAGGTGTTGACCTCCTTCTCGTTGTACATTATTTTCTCTGCGTCCTCAACATATTTGTACAGACGCACGTACATTTCTTGGACAATATCTTGCGCCAGCTCTTGGTCTGCACCAAAGCTCCGAGCCATCCGAATCCAATCGGTATGACGTTCCGCAAGTATTGTCAGGAGTTCCAACTAAATTCTAAGATAAGGATTCCAAGAGCAACTTGGATTTGTTGGATGGTTTCTTCTTCTTCGAGGTAGTCGGTCTTCGACCAGTTTACTCCAAGAACGAAGCCATAAACAGGGTATATGCCAACATTAAAATTCATCGAATGTCTTTTTCAGAGTTAAATATAGTTCTTTATATTTAGATAACTCCGTGACCATATCGTTGAGGTGTTTTATCTCGTTCAGTAAAGAAGTCAAATCCACATTCTCAATAGCCTCAATCGGGTTGCCGTCACGGATGTCACAGGCAATCTTATAAGCCCATCGGTAGTCCTTGTACAACATACGTGCCTCGTGGCTTTTTAAGGCGTGTACAACGCTGCTATGGTCTTTGTCTATTACGTGACCAATCTCCGTGAGGCTTGCGTGCTGGCGGTAGGCTTTGGAGAATGCGCCTCTTGCTAAAACGTATTCACGTTTGCGGGTGTCGGTGTCCGACAGACCCAAGCGAGTCATAAAGGTTGAATAGTTCTGCTGAATCTTTTGTAGTTCGAAAGCTCTCATTTGCACTTGATTGGTTTAAGCTCGTTTTGTTTGTATTTCTCTAAAATGTGGCTCATTGGTAAGCTATAATGCGTATGGTCTTTGAGCCGCTTTATGTTCATCGTACTGCACCACTCAACAAGTTTGTCTTCATTGTCTTGAATGATGGTGTAGTCAATCACGAGGTATTGTTCGCCTTTTGCTTCAAAGCACTCGTACTGCTGGAAGGGTGAGAATATCTGCTTCATAGGTTCTCCTCTATTATCTTTTGCAGCCTCTCAATCTCGTAGTGCATCTCCTCGTTGTCAACCCGCAGCTTGGCGTTGGCGAGGTACGCTTCGTTCATCTTGCTTTCAATGAATTGGCGGTAGTCAATAAACTGCTGCAAGAGCAAGTCTGCGTAGTGGCAGTTCATCACGTGGTGCAGCATCTCGTCCTGTACCTCTCTGCCGTTTGCTTTGTCTGCTGCTTGCTTTGCAAGGAACATCGCAGTCCCTGCTAGCATCAGTTGCTTTTCCCTAATGTATAGGTCGTGGGAATCGTCAGAAGGGTACATCGGCAGAGGGGGTTTGGTCTTCTTTTATGCCAAGCAAGTTACGCCCATTCATCTTAAATCCAACGTTACCAATTATGGACTGTAAAACAAGGGGTGTGTCTAATGGCGTAACACGACCTCCCGTCTCCATCTCTTTGACTTTACGCACGTGGACGTGGGTGTAAATCCAATCCGTGTCGTGAGCAGAGTACCTGTGAAATACGATTACAGAATCAGCACGGTTTTGCCACTTGCCCCCTCCTTCAATATCTGATGCCATTGGAGGCATCGGGTGTCCTTCGTATGGGTGTCCTTTGTAGTGTACCCGCCTTTGAGCTTCAGATACAGGGTGGGTACTTACAATAGTGGTGATTGCATTCTTATGAGCAAACACCCGAAGAGCTGATGCTACCTCGTAGTGGTACTCGTGCATACCTGTCTTGCCTAATTTCTTTTGGTCGGTGCTGAGCGAGTTGTAGGGGTCAATCAAAGCACCTGTGTAGCCCCATTCGTTTTTGATGGATTCCATTACCTCAAGCAGAGCAAAGGCGTTGAATAGCCTGTTGCCGTCAATGAACTGGAAGTACTCATTTATCCAGTCAAGCTTTCTATGCATCATTAACTCATCAATTCCTTGTATGGGTTTGCATACCATAAACTCAATGAGCTTGCGCTTGAGGCTTGGCACTTCGTTCTCTGCTGAGTAAATGAGCCACTTCTTTCCTTGATTGTAGGACTGAAGAAGCATTAGGTACATCAAGGTGTGTGTCTTGCCCACGTTGGCGTGGCCTGTGACTACGATAAACTCACCATCCTTAAAGCGGATGTACTCGTCAAGTTCGTAGACACCGAGTTTGCCTGTGTCAAAGTATTTACCCTTCAACGCTCGCTGAAGGTATGGTAACGAAGATTCGTTTGGAAGTAAGTCGGGATGTTTCATATTCTGATTGGTCTGACAAATATAGAAAAGTTTTCCAAATAAAAAAGCCTCCCGAAGGAGGCTCTTGCGCAACGTCCGAAGAAACCAATCAGAACGGACTCTCGTTGCGTGAAGCAAAATGCTCTTGATGAGTGGCGGCTGATTGTTTTCCGTTCATCCACTCATTGAATGTTGATGCGTTTGCCAAGATGGTATTCACATCGTGACCTGCTGCACAAGCGTACTCAACTGCTGCCTTCAGGGCAACCTGACGAATGATGCTCGCAGAACGGTCATCGGTCTTAGGTGCTGCTGAGTAGCTTGGAGTGCTGCCTCCGCCAAATCCGCCACCGAAATTGTTTGGGCGTTGGATTTTGATAGTACCCTTTTCGTTCTTGGTGTACTCTACCTCATCGCCTACGGAGTAGGATGGGGTTTGTGATTTTGCAAATGCTGTTCCGAAATCCCCATTGTCGAAACGGATTTCTAATTTGTACAAATCCTGCCACTGTCCTGTGGGGGTGATAGAAATAATTTTAGCCATTGTAAAGATTGGTTTTAAATAAATAGAATTGCTTGCTGCTCCAAAACTTCGATTCGAGCTTGTAGCTCATCTATCTTGCTTTGTAGTGCTTGGATTTGCGCTTGTTGCGCTACAACCGTTTGGGTGTATGTTTCTTGAGAAAGTGAGAATGTCATCTGATTGGTTTTAAGTTTGACACTACAAATATACTCAAGTTTGTGAAACCACCAAACCTTGAAAGATAATTTCTGCGGTATCGGGATGGATGTCGGGGTCATGTTCCATCTTCAGCTTGCGAACGTAGGCTCTTGAGTCATCCTTTACCCCTCCCCATTTGCGGAACGCATCAAGGGCAAACTTCACCGCCATAATTGAATTGTCTATGTCGTAGCGGTAATTGACCTTGCAGGTGATGTAGACGTGCTGGATGGGTACACAGTCGTACTCTTGCAGTTGTTCCAAGACTTCAGCGCAATGCTTGTCCTTTGCCTTTGCTCGTACCGTCCAATGCTTTGATGCATAAAATGCATTTAGGCTCGGAACCTTGCCCACTACTACGTGGTAGGATTTCAGCTCTCCTGTTGCAGGTACCCGCATTGAATGGCGAAGTGGTAGTCGAGCTTGGCAATCTGAGCGAGCAGCTCTTGCTCTTTGTATTTCGCCTGTTGTCGAGCAGCATACGTGCTATCGCAGTTTGCGAACAGGGAAGCACACTCCGCAAGGATGAAGTCAATCTTCCTGCGTTTGGCAGGGTTAGTATAATACTGCATAGTTGACATTGACTCCCTCATTTGTTGTGCTTGTTGCTCGTTGCTCATCTTGTGATTGTAGGTGGATTTGGCGTTCTAATTCAAACTCAAGGTGTGCGATAGCCTTGCGGATGTCTTGGGTGATTGGGTTGTTGGGCTTCTTTCCTGCTCGCATCAGGTAGGTGAGTGCCGTACCTAGATTGTAGTTGTCAGGTTGGAAGTCCATCACCACGTCTTTCGCCTCGATGCCACGAGTCTTTCCGATGTAGTAGCTTGGTGTCTTGCTCATTTCCTGTTGGTTTGCTCAAAGGTAAGTCATCCCAGTAGATGTAGATATGGTCATTCATTATTTAGAATCACTATAAATTAGCATAGGTACTTGCGTAATTAAAATTTTATTTGTTTTTTTTACAAGTTAACTTAGTTAAGTAAGTTATAATATACCTGAAGGTATATATTAACTCAAGTAATATCAACTCTCAAGTATAATATCAACTTACCAAATACTTGAACGAAAAAAGAAACCAAGTAAAGAAAAAAGAAGAATCTCGCCTCTAACGAATTATTATATGCCCAACCATACAACCATCCCACTTTGCGTAGAAAGTGTATTAGAACGCATATAAATGCCCTCTACGGGCTTATTCCGTTATCTTGTCAACCCAACGCTTAAGCAGGTAGACAATCGTCAAGATGAAAGCCAAAGCTCCCAAGTACGATTCCAAAGTCCAATTCTTGACCTTCGGCTCTTGCTTCGCAACAATCTTGGTTTGAGTGATGCGGATGGTATCAGGCTCACAAGCAGCCTCAACCACGACCTTTCGGTCGATGTACTGAAGCTGAAGGCGAACCTTGTCTTGGTAAATCACGGTGTCTTTCATCACCTCCAGCGTGTCTATGAGGTACTTTGTTTCGGTGACAATCACCGTGTCCTTCACAATCACACTCTCTAGGATAGGTTGAGCAGTACGGCATCCGCTAACTGCCGCAAGAAGTACACTCGTTAGGATTGTCAATGTTGCAAGTCGGTTGTTGAGCATTTTCTAAATCGTTGATGAAGTCCTCTAAAGAAGCCAATGGAATTTGGTTTTGACGTTGAACGAAGGGCAAGCCTTTGCAGCAAACTCGTTGTGGCCGTGTAGGGTCATTTCTCCGTGTGTTGCTCGCAATGCCTGTATCAAATTAACCATCGCCACCTCTTGTGCTTCGTTCAAAGTGTCCTTTGCCTTCATATTTTTATCACACCCACCAACGTAAACGATTCCGATAGAATCTTTGTTGTGACCGCTTGTGTGCGCTCCCGACTGCTCAATGGGTCGGCCTTCGTGTACCGAGCCATCCAAGTAGATGACATAGTGATAGCCGATGTCCTTCCACCCTCTGTCCTTGACGTGCCACTTGCGGATGGTGTCAACGCTAACGTGACGGCCTTCGGGCGTAGCGGTGCAATGCAGTATGATTCGTTTAAGCTCTCTCATCGCCCTTGACTTGCGTAGGGTTTCTTGTAGTTCTTGCTTGCCTTGTTGCTGCTTGCACTCTTTGAATGCTTGCCTCGCTTCTTGCTTTTGCTGACGTGCCTACTTACCGCCTGTTGCTTTTTCATCTTTGGGGTCTTTTAGAAATAACAAAGCGAATGCTCCAACCATAAAGGTGGACACTTCGGTGAGGGATGCCTTCTCCAAAAACACTAACAAAAAGCAAAGGCTGATAAGAATCAGCCCAAGCAATGTGGTTTTCGGGTTACGAAATAAACGCTCAATTAGCATTTTTCTCCTTCAGCCAATCTCTGCGCCACTTCCATAAAGTGTAAGCAAGGGACGCTACAAGGACTAAAAGTCCAAGAGCTTGATGAACGTAGCCTACGAGCAACCCTGCTCCAGTAAGCGACCAAGAGGTGATTACACTATCAGCCGACTCCTTTGTCATTTTCTTTAATGGTGTTCTCGTATGCTGATATTAGTACACGAATTTCATCTAGTTGCATCAGCACTTGAGCTTCTTGCGCTTTTAGCTGGTCGAGGCGGGCTTGTAAGTTTTCCATACCTACAAAGATAACTCGCCTTCTTCAGTTGGTTGCACTTCTACTGGCTCGGATGTTGGTTCCTCTGTAGGCTCTTCTGCAACGACCTCCTCAACAGGCTCCTCTGCAACAGGCTCTTCAGCGACCTCTTCCACCACTGGTGCGGGAATCATCGCCCAAGCATCGTTAGCCAAAGTGCGGTAGTAGCCATCAACACCCAATACCTCATCGGCAGCAGGGTCGTTGACTTGGAGTACCGTGCGCCAATAAGATGAAGCAATTACGGCTCCGTCTTTGGTTACATCGGTGGTCTTGCGTACTTCAATTGTTCCGTCTAACTTGACGTTGAATGCGCTGATGTAGATTACTTCTTCAATCATTTTGTTTAGTTTTATTTTTTTATACGAAGTATGTCAATGATATAATCATTTCACTATTGTTTACGAAATCAGTATCTGTGATTGCAGTAACAACTCCTAAATTTGTAACCTGCTCCAAAACAATAGTTGTTGTGTTTATTTCGGCATAGCCTTGATACGCATTTAAAAAAGAGATATTTTTAACACGCAAAGAAGATTGCGAATAATTACCATTTGTATTAGCAACATTAAAAGGTAATCCTGTAATTCTAACACCACCCGTAGAACTTCCTTTATTTGATAATTGCACAAGTCCATTTACCGTAACTTGACGTCCAATTTTCGTGTATGTTCCCGAATTAAAATTGTATGTCACACCCGTAGACTCACCACCAAATGTAACACCCATAGTCCAAGTCCCCACCTCGTAGTCATCAAGATATTTAGAACCAGCATTGTCAAAATAGATGCCCTTTGCTCCTGTTAGTATGATATCGCCCGATGTGGCTATGTCGCCATTAACGTCAAGTTTTGAAGCAGGACTGGAAGTGCCGATGCCTACGTTGCCTGTGGTGGTGATACGCATACGCTCGGTATTTGAACCTCCTGTTGCAAAGGTTAAAGCATCTACAATATGGTTGTAGGCAATACTTCCCGCAGGCGCTCCCGAAGCCGTGTCAGCCAAATCAATATAACTCAAACTTGATGCTCCTGCTTGAATGCGAATGCCCGTATCTGTTGCTGAAGCAATGTGAAGATTGCCCGCAGGCGAACTCGTGCCGATGCCTACGTTGCCTGTGGAATATTCAATAACCATTGGAAAACTGGAGGTTCCGACTGAATAAAATCCAAAATTGTCAGTATTCTCATATATTCCAGCAAACCACTTTTGCGAACCTATATTATAATATTGAACTCCAGCACTTGCATTACTGGCTCCTCTGTTTACGCCTAACATTCCGTATGTTGAACCAGAAATATATGCGCCAGAAGATGTACCAAATGCACCATCAACGTGCAACTTGGCAGCAGGCGAAGCCGTACCGATGCCTACGTTGCCTGCGGAGGTGATGCGCATACGTTCGGTATTGCTCGTAGAAAACTTTAGTCCACCCGATGCAAAACCTGAAGTATTTGCAATATCTAAAATGTCGTTTGTCTGCTCGTAACGAATGTAACCTAATTCGCTTGTACTTGCGTAAGATTGGAACGACAAACCATTTGCTCCATCTGACGAGTTTTTTATTGTGAGCAACCTGTTGGGCGAACTCGTGCCGATGCCAACCGCACTACCATTATCGTAAATAATAGAATTGGTCAGCGTGTCCGTATCACTCCATTTAGATACATAGTTTGCCGTACCGCTACCATCTACCAAACTTAAATCACTCTTGCTAACCCAGTCCGTCCCCGTTCCCGTGCTTGACAAAATCTGACCACTCGTACCCGCAGCATTGTTGCCATCATACAAAGCACCCGTTATCCGTACATTACCAGCAACGTGAAGCAACTGCGTGGGACTCGTAGTGCCAATGCCCACCGAACTCGTAGACAAAGCAACAACCGAGTCATTGCCCAAGCCATCGCCAACATATTTAGCCGTAGCACTCAACGGCCCGTTGTCACCTACCTTGATAAGCGCATCGTAAGTAGTTGCGGGCGTAAGCCCCGTTAAAGTAGTTCCCATTACGCTCCTGTGATATTAGTGTCTCCCGTGTTGCTCGATGCATACACCGCACCCCAAGAGATGGCGTTGTCGTACGCCTTCCCCCAGCCGATGCTATTGTTTACTGCTCCTTGTCCCCAAGTCATTTAGATACTTTTTTAGCTTGATTATATTCTGTTTCTTTGGCTCGTAGGTTTTCCTACAACACCCAAGATGCGAAGTTTGCGTCCGTGTCGGGGTAGACATCAGCATTGTTGTTTGAATTGTACTCTGGGAATGTCGCTTGATTGTAGCTCATATACGTGATAAAGCGGTCAGTATAATACTGTGCCAAATCACGTGCCTTGCCTACCAAGTAGTCAACCTCTAATTTGTCAGCCGTAGTAGAGTTCTCCGAGTTGTGCTTGAACACACCCCCGTTGCCGATCGTGTACGCTGCGAATGGTAGATACTCGGATGCTGCGAAATGGATGAGCATTGGTTGCAGGTAGTCGTTTACGAGCGACAGGTACGGCTCTACGAGCGTATTGTTCAGGATATCATTGCTGATTTTATCATACAGTTTTGTACCTGTATAATTTTGCAGATGAATATCTTGAGCAATGGAAATGAACTGAATGAAGCGGTCGGTGTCCACATTGCCACCGATAGCGGTATTTCTTACGAGGTCTTCCCTCTTTATCCACAAAGCCTTTGGCATATCTATACGAATTGGAATCTTGATTTGTTACTACCTCGTTTCACTTTGGCAAACTCTGCCTTGTAATTAACTCCAACGGAGAGGCATCCGTTCCGTAGGCTATCGTAAAAGAATCCTGTTTGGAGGTCTACAACCATTTTGCCATTCATGGTCTTTTGACCAAGATGCGACTTGCGTAGATTTTCAATATGTTCTGCGCTAAACACAATACCCTTGCGAGCCTCTGACATTTTACGCTTTGTTTCTTCGGTATTCTTTCTGCCTGTGTTTTTTGCCACACGCTTGGCAATTGATTCCTGACTTTGCTTTACGCCAAGAGTTCCTTCTCCGCCATCCGTTAGATTCGCAAGGCTTCCTGTATGCAGGTCAATGCGACCATACTCGGAAATCATCAACTGCTCAAGTTCGCAAGCAAGCTCCCAAGAAAGGTCAGATGCCACAATCTCAACGCCTACCTCACTACGGCTCTTGATGCCCTTCCAAATATGATTGCGGTGAACCATATCAAAGGCACGAGATTCCTTCTTGCCGATTCCGACATAGAATACCTCGTTCTTATCAAGCCTGCGGTGGCGATATACAACTGCCATCTCTTATCTGTATTTTAATGAACCACGACTGGGCGTGTCAATAGGTCGCTTCTGCGCCTCATCCCATCCGTTAGGTACGAGTTTATTTGTTGGTACGCCATCTTTAATGGCCTTCTCGGTAGATACAACCGTATCGTTATCTAGTCCTTCGTTCGGCAAGAACTTGCCCCCCTCCCGCTTGCGGAAGTAAACCAAACGCCTCCAAGCGTGGTGGCAGAACGCTCCACCCTTCCACTTCCAAATAGAGTACACGCTCTGTCCTTCAGGTGCAAACTGACCATTTACCCCACTAAAGCTCATCATATCAATGTCTTCTTTGCGGTATACTATTCCTCCGTTTGCTGCTCCCACCATCTCACGGCAGAACTCACGAGAGTTTGCGCTGATGTTACGGGTGTAGGCGTAACGGATTTTGTACAAGCCACTATCGAATCGGCTGCGGTCATCAGCATTACTGAAGTCCTCAACTGCGAAGTTATACTGCTTGGCGAGGTGGGCTTCCTCATTGTCAGGGTCGTTGACTACCTCATCAGAGATGAGTTCCCATTCTTCTAAATCAACGACCTCACCCTTTCCCCGCAGAGACTCAATCCACTTGTGTTCTTCTTCGTGGGTGAATTCGGGTACGTCTTGCTTGAATTTGTGTGACTTCATCTGCGTGATGACGTTTGCAGAGTTACCCGCAAACAACGCCTTTGCGACCTGTGGGTCGAACTGAAGCATCTGCACAAGGAACGTGATGGCTTGGTCAACCGTAAGGATGCCGTCCTTCACGCTCTGCATAATCTGAAGCGAGCTTGCAATCTGCGCTCCGTTGTACGAAGCCTCCTTCTGAATTAGCTCCTCTTGAGCATCAGCGTCAGCGACCGCAGGAGCAGCGATGATGTCAGCCTTGACACCCGTGTTCTCCTCTATGACCTCTGCGCTCTGTACGCTTGGCTCGGTGAACTCAAGTGGCTGAAGGGTCTTGAAGTAGATGTTCAAGCGCAGGTCGTTGTACGATAAAATCTTGTTCAATCCCTCAAGGATGACCTCCTGCATCGGACGGATAACGATGTTGTCAAACAGAATAGATGCGGTCTTCAGTTCATCAGCGTTGTTGCCAAGCCCCGAATTGTCCTTAATTCCAAGCAGCATCGGTGAGGTGATGCGGTGGGCTACCATCAGCTTTTGGGTAGCCTCATCAGACAAGAACTGGTATTGGTTAGCGGCATCCGACAACTGAATCGTGTCAATCGTAGCAGCCAATTCCTTGTTGTCGTTAAACGCCAAGATAAACTTTCCTGAGTTAGATGAGCCGCTATACTTTTGGGCAATCTGCTGCTCTATCTGCCTGCGTTCCTCCTCGCTTGGAACTCCGTTGTTGAAGTTAATCAAGAGCGAAGGACTGAGCGAATTCTGAATATTGTTGATGTGGTAGTTGGCTACCTCCTCCTCAAGCTCTGCGTAGGGCAGTCCACCTTGATAGTCTACGGGTGAGTAGTAGTAGAATCCTGCTCGGTATGGTTTGATATAGAGAATCTCAATAGCCTCTTGGCTTGTGCCAAAAGCAGGGATTCGAACGGGGGTCTCCTTGCGCTTTGCTACCTCGCTCCAATCTTTGGCGTAGTAGTACGCCTCAATCTCACCCTCTTCGTTTGCCTTCTCAGCACGCAGGGTTTCGGTAGGGATGTGAGCAACCTCAGCGATGGTGTTGTGGTCACGTGAGTACACCACCTGAATGGCGCACTGCCCCATCATCTTGTAGTCAGCTACAATCTTACGGATGCAGTCCTTGTTCAGCAAGCCCCTCATTGCAGCGTACTCCGCAGGCTTCGTAGCAGAGTCGGTAGCATCAAGGCCATTGCCGTAGATAAAGTCTACGATGCCATTTATTAGGGCGTTGTTAGTAGGTGAGCCGTTGTAGCGGTCAATCAAATACTGGAAGTAGTTGTTATCATCCCCGTATTCTACCCATTCCTTACCCTGCACCTCTTTGATTTCGGGCGTGGTGTAGGAACTGAAGTTTACTACGTGGACTTTAGATGATGATGTACTCATTGTCGTATGTTGTTTCTTCGGTGTAGACTCCTGCGTTCACCGTGAACTTGTCGTATTCCGTTTGTGAAGTTACGAATACTCGGTCTCTATAAATGAGATTTCCTGCGTTAAAAACCTTTAACCCATAGAAGCGGTTATTTACCAACGAGAAAGTGCCTGTAAGGGTCATAAAACCATTTGCAGAGGCAGCAGTCACCGCAGGGGTTGCAGTAGTGTTTGTTGATTCATCCACCAACTCAATCGTGACGCTCGCAGGAAAGGAACGTGGTATGATTGTAATTGATTGCGGTGAAGCTGATACTTGTAGAATATGCATCTCAAGTAAATAACCTCACGATGTTAAATTGTTTGAAAAAGAAAAAGGGGCCGAAGCCCCTCATCCATCCTATACACTCATCAACTCTTTCGAATCAATAGAGCAAATATATGTTAGGAATTGCTACCTACAACAATCGTATCGGTTGCACCAGCACAACCCGCAAAAGGATTGTTTAGCGTGGCACCGCTAATGAAGTTGGCAGGCAGTTGCTCCTGTGCTTCCATCGTTAAGGTGTAGCCCGAAAGGTCACCCATAGCAGCACCCGTGACAATAGTGCCACCAGTTACCTCTGCTCCGTAGTTCTTACCCATCAAGAAAGCGTTGCCGTTGTAGTCCTCTACGACAACGTAGGGGCGTCCGTAAGCAAGCAACTTGAGTTCCTTGTTGTCCTCCTTTGTGAGCTTGGTAAGCGTCAAATTCAAGGTCTGCGTGAAGAAGGTAGTACCATTCTCACGGCTTGAGTTGAACGCTTGCTCGAAAGAGCTATTGCCTTTTACTACGTACTGGTACGCAGAAAAAGTTCCGCTAATATCGGTTACCTCATCGTTGGTGAGGGTTACGCTAGTGAAGTCACCGAAGTCAACAAAGTATACGGCACGAATGCCACCTACTACGTCCTTACACGGTACTGCACGTCCTTTTGTTAAATCGCAAGCCATTGTTCTTTGTTTGAATTAAAAAAGGGGGCGGGGCAGAACCCACACCCCCTATGGTTTATTTAAATGCTCGGATTAAGAGTAGAGAACTACGTCAGTACCGATGCCGTATTGTACACCTGCGAAGAAGCGCAAGATAACACGGATGTTGTCTGAACCATCAAGGTCAGCCATATCAAGTACACGAACCTCGTTACGCTCGTTCAACAGACCAGTACCGAAGTACAAGTTGCTTGACTGAGCAGCTACCATCTTGTTAGAAGGAAGGCCGTTAACCATTGCTACACGGATGCCATCGAAGAACAAGTCACCCTGTCCGTACCACATAGTGCCTTTGTTGTCAACACCATTAGCACCAAGACCTGAGGTACCGAAGCCACCAAGCGCACGAACGTAAGCCTTAGCTACGTTTTGTGGTACGTAGATGGTCAAGTCCTCTTTACCGTAAAGCGCAGAAGGGATAGCGTCTACAACTTTACCAAGCTCGGTGATTACGTTAGCAGCAGTTACAGTCGTAGCGGTTACGTCAACTACGTCAGAGTCAGCAGTCATCAAAGAGATGAGACCTGAGAACTCACCAGCAGAAGCAGCGTTTCCGTTCCAAATGTTCTGCTCAATCTTCTGTGCAGTCTTGGCAGCTACGTGAGCAATCAAGAAGTCAGCAAAAGAAGCAGGGATGCTATCGTAGGCAGAGAAGCCCATTTGACCACCAATCCAAGAATCGTAGTAGTCCTTTTTGCAAAGCTGAAGGTTTACTTGGAATGGCTCTACCTCAAGGACACGGTCGGTCAAAGTGAGGGTAGAGGTAGCAGTGAAGTCACAGGTGGCGTCCTTCACTAGGTCGTCAGTGCTAACCTTCTGAAGGGTGGTTTTGAAGTTTACGTTTGGAAGAATCTCAATGAGACCCTTGTCAAGCGTGTCTGCGCTCAAAAGAGCAGCAGAGATGTACTTTGAGGCAAACTGCCCTGCGTACGAAGTTGTAATACTGGTCGTAGTGGCCATTTTTTACTTTTTTATTTTTAGTTGTTAAGACGTGCAAGGACTCGGTCAATCGCCTTCATAGGACGATTAAATTCAACCTTGTTGGCTTGCTTTGTTGCAGGATTGTGCTTGATTGGCTTGGCAGCAGCTTGAGAAGAAAACTCCTTCTTTGCAGAAGCCATCTCCTCTTTGTACTTAGCCATCTCATCCTTCATTTTTTTCATCTCGCTCTGAATCTCCTCAACAAGGGGAGCAACTGCTTCAGCGACTGCTACCTCAATAACGGCAGCAACCTCTTCAGTTACTTCAGATACGGCCTCTTGAGCTACCTCTTCGGCAACTGCAACGGCTTCTTCTGACTGCAGCTCAACCTCAACTTCGGCTTCTGCCTCTGCTGCTTTGATTTCTGCAATCAGTCCTTCTTCAACAATAACGAGGATGCTACCATCTTCGAGCTTGTGTTCTCCTACTGGAGCAGGGACACGGTCTTCACCGCTTACGATGAATACTTCGTTTCCTGCTTCAAAGGCTTCAGCCTCAAGAACGGCTCCGTTCTCAAGGTTCATTGTCGCAAATTTAACCTCACGTACGGAGGCCAATTCTGCGAGGATGCGGTTTAAGATAGTGTTTGCTTTCATATCTAACTAAATAAAAGGGGGTTGGTTATTTGTAACATTTTAGGGGTTGATGATTACATCACCTTGCCCTACCAAAGAGCCGATGCCTTGAGCAGGTAAACTGCCATCGCAGCACTTACGAGAGTAGGTGTTGTCCTTGCAAAGGCATCCACGTTGACCGCCTCGTGGTGAGGCTACTGGGAGTTTTTGGGGGCGCATCATAATTTACCGAGTTCTTTAAGTTTAGATTCAGCCCAACGCTTACCCGCAAGACCACCCCACAAAAGGAAGCTGATGGTGCCGCAAGCGGTGGTGTCGTTTTCATCGTAGTAGCTCTCGGCTCTTGATAGGTAGGAGTACATCCGAGAGATGGTCTCTACGCTCAATGCTTTGCCCTGTGCGAGCTGCTGCGCCCGTACCTTGCCTACTCCAGTAGCGCACTTGTTGCCGTTCTTCTCGTTCAGCTCAATGCCACGCTTGGCGTTGTTCTTTACGCCATCGGGGTAGTCAGCATACGACTCAAGCTCCAAGCGACTACCGCTTTTCTTGCGACCATCCTTTTTGATGATGCCTACGATTTGCGATAGCAGTAAAGCCGCCTCTTGCTCCTCTATCTTGGCAAGGTCTTGCTTGGCGAAGTTCATCTTGTCAACGAAGTAGCCTTCGATGCTGAAGCCCTTGAACTCGCCATCCTTTACACGCTTCCAAATGCTATCGTTTTCAATCTTCATTGAAACCATCCACGTGCCGACAGGAAGCTCAAGGCCGTAGGCACGGCTCTTGTCAAGCTTGTCATCTTCGATAATCCACGACTCTACCACAGTAGTACCCTCTACTCCGTATTCGTGTTCGATGGTAGCGTTGCTTTGGTAGCCGTTCTTGAAGAACAACTCCATTGCCTTGCGGATGGTGTCCTTTGAAAAGTAAACGTAGTATTGTTCTTCACCATCGGTGCGGTAGATGGGCTTGTCGGGAACCAAAGCAGCACCCATCAGCAGGCGCTTCTCTTGGTTCTGCATTGCAAAGAGCTGACGCTTCTGCGAGTTTAGTGCAATGAAGTCCTCCTCAATGGCGGGGTACTCTACGAGGCTGATGGCATCAATGCCAGTCAAAGCCATCGTTTCATCAAGTATAAGTTCAATAAGTTTCATTATCCGAATGTTGCTGTTTTTACTCGTTGACGCTCCAGTTGTTGTGAGGTTGTAACGTCACCACCTACCACATAGGCACGGATGGG